GATGACGCCATTATACCTATGTCAAAATCACAAGGCAAGGACTTTCTGCGCAAATGGAAAGGCCCTCAAATTGAGGGCCTTTGTTTACTTACGGGTGATCGATACGGTGCCGCGCCAGATCATGCCTGCCAGCTTAGCGCGGCGTATGGCCTCCAATTCGGCTTCCACCTCGCTTATGGTAGGTATCACAAACGCCACCTCCAACAGATCACCAAGCTTTCCGTCTTTCACTTCGCGAAGGTTAAGTGTAACCTCTAGTTGGTAGCGAATCGGCGCTTCAGGAGTGTATCCGCGCTTTTCCGCGTTCTTACGCCGACGTTTGCGCGCTTCCTTTTCCAGCTGCTTTTCCGTCTTGGCGCGCAGGGCCGCTTCGAACTCGGCAAGCTGTGCCTTGATGCTGGATTCCAAATCTTTAAAACTCATCTTTCTTTTCCTTTCTGGTTTGTTTCTGTGAAGCAATGTTACCTTGTTCACTTTCACCTGGCAAGCCTTGTAGTCAGAAATCAGAAGAAATTCTCACGGCAAACAGGGCCAATGCCCATTTCAACCGAAAGCGGGTTGGTAAGCTTTCTTGAGCAGCACGAGCAAATGCCGGTTTCCCTTCCATAGCGAATGGCCCCTGCCTCTGGATCATCAGAACACGACCTTATCGCCCCCAGCCACTCAGCAGGAATATCACCCAATGCATAAAACATGCCATTGACGATCTTTCCTGCATACTGCGAGTCACATTTGACATACACCGAACCGGCATTCGTGCCGCTGGCAGGGGCTTCGCTGAATTCGACAGTGATTCCTTCAAATGAACAAAGGAACTTGGCGCGCCTATTGCCAGTCCCTTTGGCCTTGAGAAGTGCCATTTTCACTTTATTGTCCTTTATCCCTGCAGCCTTCGCCAGCGCCTCCTGGTGACGTTCTGCATCGCGCTTGGCCCTTTCCTCTGCGCGGGCAATGCACTTCTTCGCGGCCTGCAGCTGTGGCACAGTAAGGTCGCCGTGCTTTGCGATGTACATTCTTAAGCTTTCTGCAAAGTCAAACTCTGGGGCTGCATCCATTATCCATTTCCAGATGGCAGGGCGCTTCAAAGAGAAAATTTCCAAGTTCTCTTCAGATCTATTAACTTTCTTGTTCATTCTAATGCTCCTTAACATTTGCCTGATTATATCTGAGGTTTACTCGGATATCAATCTGATTTTCCAAACGCAAATTGATTGTGAACCAAACAACTTTAATTACACAGAGGCGTTGATTGAAAGTTATGGCCACACCTATAATAGGCCCAAATGTCAAACCGGACCAACTATCAATGAAACTCAGCGATCTGTTTCCATTCATCCGACGCAAAAAGTTGCAGAAAGCAAACCAGTAGAAAGCAACTTGGATCCACTGGATCCGAGGACTCAGCGCTGGGAAGTGAAGGATGAACAAAATCTCATCACAAAGACCGTTGATGATTATCCGGTTTACGTTGACGTGGATCACCTGCCATCTTCTGCAATGGACAGTGCGTTGACTACTGTCGTTGCAGCGATGGACAATAGCATGACCCCGGCAAAGCCAATTGCAGAGAAGGGCGCTGATGCCGCGATCCCAAATGCGATTGCTGGATGGTTCATGAACCAAACGTTCATCGGCTATCAAGCTTGCGCTCTTATTTCCCAGCACTGGCTCATCGACAAGGCCTGTAGCCAGGCGGGTGAAGATGCCGTGCGAAATGGCTGGAAGCTGAAGGCAACGAACAGCGAAGCCGAACTTGACAAGGGCGAATATGACAAGCTCGTGAGTCATGACGTCGAATTCAAGCTGAGCGAGAACTTGGCAGAGTTCAACCGCTTCAAAAACATATTTGGCATCCGTGTCGCTTTGTTTGAAGTAGAAAGTGACGACCCCAAGTATTACGAAAAGCCATTTAACATTGATGGCATCTTGGAAGGATCGTATCGCGGCATTTCCCAGGTTGACCCATACTGGATGACGCCGATGCTGACCAACGAGTCAACCGCCGACCCAGCCAACAAGAACTTTTATGACCCAGAGTTCTGGATCATCAGTGGCAAGAAATATCACCGCAGCCACCTGATAATCGCTCGCGGCCCACAGCCAGCAGACATCCTCAAGCCAACTTATGTGTTTGGTGGCATCCCGCTCACCCAACGGATCTATGAGCGTGTTTATGCCGCAGAGCGAACCGCCAACGAAGCGCCATTGCTTGCGCTGAACAAGCGCACCCAGGCCCTTCACGTTGACGTCGAAAAGGCGATGGCAAACCAGGACAAGTTCGAGAGGCGCCTTGGTTGGTGGGTCAAGTATCGCGACAACCATGCCGTAAAAGTTCTCGGGACTGAGGAAAAAATCGATCAATTCGACACCTCGTTGGCAGATTTCGACGCAGTGATCATGAACCAGTATCAGCTGGTTGCCGCAATCGCCAAGACCCCTTCCACCAAGCTTCTGGGGACGTCGCCGAAAGGCTTTGATGCCACAGGTGAGTTTGAGATGAAGTCTTATCATGAAGAGCTGGAGAGTATTCAGACTCACATCATGATGCCGATGTTAGCTCGTCATTACATGCTGGCTGCACGCTCAATGGGCCTGCAGACTCAAGTTATGGTTGTGTTTGAGCCTGTCGATTCTATCACCACCCAGCAGAAGGCCGACCTCAACGACAAGAAGGCCGACACAGATACCAAATATGTAAACATCGGCGCAATATCCCCTGAAGAGGTGCGCCAACGTCTCAAAGATGACAAGCATTCAGGCTACAACAGACTCACAGACGACGTGGCAAACGAAGAACCTGGCATGTCACCAGAG